CTTGCCGAGCGACTGGCGGCTCAGCCGGTTGATCGCGTTGACGTTGGCGATCGTGATGAAGTCGCCAGCGGTCAGCGTGCCGGTGATGGCGTTGGTGACGAGCGTGGTGATACCCGTCTGGCCCGCGCCCTTGACCGTGCCGGCCGAGAACGTGCCCGTCACATGGTTAATGGTGGTCTGATCCTCAAACCAGCGGAAGCCGAGCGCGTCGTACATGGTGCCTTCCATGTACTGGCGGCTGATGGCCGGGGCCGGGTTGAGCAGTCCGGACAGCGTGCTGACGACGCTCGCGGCCGTGCTTGGGCTCATCGCGATCTTGCGCTGGCCGGGAGGCGCGGACTGGTTCATCAGCGCGGCGCGGGCCTGCAGGACGGTGAACTGCGTCGGGTGAGTGATCGCGCCCGAGCCGTCGAGGTTGGCGACGTAGTTCGACACGCCGCCCTCAAGACCGGCCATGATCGTGTAGGCGACATTCGCGGTCAGGAACGCGATCTTCGGCGCAAGAATGCGTTCAACGTAGTCTTCCAACTGCATCGTGCGCTCAACCGACGAGAACGACACGTCGACGCCCGACTGGGTAGCCAGCGTCATGACGATCTGCGTTTCGTTGGTGTCCTGCGGCTGCGCGGCCGGTCCCTGGCGAACCGTGTATTCGTTCGGCAGGCGGATGCGCAGGCTGGTGCCGATCTTCGCGCCGTCGCGGGCGAACTGATCGTCATACTGGGTGTTCAGGTTCTGGATGAAATAGTTGGTGTTTTTCCAGATCCGCACGGCAGCGCGCGTGATCATGGAAATGGTGAGAAGGCTGTTGCCGGCCATTGGGGGACAAGGCTCCGATCAGAGAAGGATCGCGCCGTCTTTGGCGGGCGCGGTGCTCCTCGGTGCTCGAGTCCGGAGGGAATTAACGAGCGCCTCGGCATATCCGCCGGTCGGACCCCGCTGCCCGAGTGCGGAGAATTTACGGGCCTCTCGGTGTTTAACGCCTACCGGTCGGCGGTCCGCATATCGCTGCGAACCGGCGGATTACACGGCAGAATACAATAACTGCCGCGAAACAGGCAACGGGGGTTAGTGCGCCCTCGGCTGCTTCAGAATTTTCTCGTCCATCATCCGGAAAAAGTCCTTGTCGGACATCTCGTCGCGGAACGTATCTTCCACGCGTGACGCGCCCTTGACGGGGCGGATCGGGGCAGGCGGTTCGTCGTCATCGCTGCGTCGACCACGCGCAGGCGGATCGTCCTGCTTGCCCTTGGCCCGCGTTGTTGCGAGACGCGCAAGCGCCGCCGCCTGCCGGATGGGCGAGAGCTTGAGAAACGATTCGATCTCCGGCGCGTCTTCCTGGCCGAGTGTGTAAATCGCCTTGGCCGCATCGCGCTCGCTGCCGGTCGCCTCAATCGCGATCGCGATCAGGTTTGACGGGCCACCGACAAGATCGGAGATTTTGTTACACGCGGCGTCGAACGCTTCCTTGGTGTACGTCGAGTTGCCCTGCGAGACAAAATTCTCAAGCTGAATTTCGAGCCGGGCGTCGGCGCGGGCCTGGGCGCGGATTTCTTCCTCGGTGCGCTGACGCGGTGCGGGTTTCTCTTCCGGCTTCGGCGGATTGGTGATCGCGTCCAGCCGCTTCTGCATGTCCTCGATGGACTTCTCAAGCTTGCGGCGCTTGACGGCTTCCTCGTTCAGCCGCTCAACCGGGACCATGCGCGGAGAGGCAGCCTTTTTGCCCTTGGTTTTCTTCCCGGCATCTTCCTTTTCCGAAGCGTCTTCATCCACTTCGGAACCGGCAGTCTCCGCATTTTCTTCGGCGGCGGCGGCTTCAGCGGCCGATCGCTCGCCATCAGCGCCCTCCGCATCGGCACTTCCTGCGTCATCGGCAGCGCTCCTCGCAGCAGCAGGCTTGTCCGCAGCCGCAGCCTCGGCAGCGGCATCCTCGGCCGCAACCTCGGCCAGCAAATCAGCGATCGGACTGCGCAGTTCTTGAGCCATCGTCGGTGTCCTCAGTAGGTCACATCAAGGCGGATGATGAATCTGTCTGACCAAATATTGTATCCAATGGCGCCGCGCACACCTACTCCAGACACGGTTTCTGCGGCTGCATCCCACACACCTTCTGGCTTGACCAGAGGTTCCCCCAACAGTCGAAACTGTCCCACCTTTTTGATAAGCGCGTCTGCAGCCGGCGAAAGCACGCGCCTTGAGAACTCCGAAAGGGGTAACACCATGTCGGCCGAATTGTACGCAATATCCACGCCAGCCTGCGATACGTAGGGAGCAAAATGCGGGACAGCACCCTGCTTTTTGCTGAGCAAGCGAGCCATTTCCTTAGTTATTTCTTGCATAGTTAGCATGCGTAACGCAGCGGGGGTTGCATCAGGCTGCTCCCATTTCATGCGGCCTTCTCCTCCTTCATTCCCTTTTTCAGTTCGCGCAAATGGGCGCGGTCATCTTCATCTTCGAACATTCGCAGGTCCAAATCGCGCGGGACGCGGCGCACCTTTTCGTGCTCGGCGGCCTTGATGTAGTCGTCCATCGCACCGCAATATTCTTTCCAGATCGGCCCATACTCGCGCTCAACGTATCGCCGCTCCTCGTGGTTGGCGACGCGGTGCGCGTCCTCATACTCTAGGCCGTCCTCCGTCATCAGAAGCCACTCGGTAGCCTCATGAACCGCCGTTGTGGCCCACGTATTGATCGACTTGCCCGCGATCTTGATCGTTTTCGGCAAGTCACGATCGGGGTAGATGCGCGCGAAATTCGTCGACCGGCCGACAAGGTAGGGATTATCGAATCCGGGTACGAACTTCGCCTTCTTGATCAGGTCGCGAACGCGCGCGCGGAAAGTCGGCGTGACATACGCCAACAGCTTCTCGGGCAATCCGTCCTGATGACGGTGGCGCTTGTGGCCGGCTGACACTATCCGCGACCTCGCCCGCCGGTCTTGAACCCGCCACCTAGCGCAGCGTCAATGCTCGCGGTGTGCTCCGCCGCGTGCTTCTTGACCGCGCTCATCATCGCCCGGTCGCGCTTGATCTCCTCGGCGCGCAAGATCGTGTCCAGCGCTGATCGGACCATGTGCGGGTCGAACGTGTCCTTGCCCGACTTGCTCATCGGACCGCCCATCTTGCTGGCCTCATCGGGTCGCGCGGGCTTCGGCGCGGCGGGAGACAGTTTCTTCGCCGTCTTTTTCACGAGATTGTTGACCATTTTACAGCCCTATCACGGAGTCGTTGAGTGCATACGTTGCGATTACCGATTTCTCAATTGAACCATGTTTGGCGATGCTCTTGGCGATATAGTTTGGATCGCGGAGCCCGGCGTCATGCAGATGATTGCACCGCTCGTCAAAATCGTCATACATGGCCCGCCCCAGCGCAAGCCACGCTTCTATCTTCAGCACGAACGAACGATCGAACCGACCACAGGCAATTTTGGCCGCCGCCCGATGATCAGGCTTTATATGCAGATACACTGGTTTCTTTAGCATCCTCATGAGTGAAATATCTTCCTCTCCATCGTCCCCGGATGGTCAGGGCGAAGCATCAACGCGCCGCCGAGAGTGACCGGCCGGCGCGCCCGATCCTCGATCAGCGCCTCGTAAATCGCCTCTTTCTGATGCGGCGGCACTTCGGCATCCGAGCGCCGCAGCATGTCGGTCAGGATCGTGCGCGCCGTTTCGATGTGCATCGGCCACGTCCGCGCGATGAACACCCGCACGTCGGGCCAGATCGCGCGGAACCGCTCCGAGCGCTTGGCGTCCTCGTAAAACTCGCCGGCAATCTCGCGGCAGACGTGCTGGATCATCTGGACGGTCATGGACCGGATTTAACCTCATACGATGTTGGAATCCGGATGCGAAGAATAGAACCTGGCTCGGGTTCTGGGTGGCCTAAAATGGACCACAGAGAAAGCTTTGGGACGCCGTTTGGATACAGTCTTTTCAAGCGCCGTCTAGCGCGTGCCATGCCCCGATACTCATTGCGTCGTGTCGCAATTCGTTCTTGGAATCGACGCATCTGGACGGTCATGACGGGTCCGACCCCTTATTGTCTGGGTTCGCCCGCGCCTGAGCCATGGAATGAAGTTGCATTTGCAGCATCATCCCGGAACACGCGCCGACTAACGCAGGAACCGTGGAAGACGATGACCATGTATGCGAACACGACACGCGGTCGGCGCGGACATAGGCGACGGCAACGGACGACACCTTTCCCTCTTTCGCCATATCGAGCATGGTTTGCAGAACGCGAATAACGTCGATCTGCTCTTGTGTCGTTGCCGTCTGCAACTGGCGTATCTCTGCACTCATCCTATGCTCCTGCCTCCGCTGGCTGCACGATCGGGTCTTTCGTGTAATCCTCGCCCGATGGCGTCGAGCCGGTGGGCGGCGTCGCCCCGTTCGCCGGCTTGACGATCGGGTCTTTAGTATAATCGCCACCGGCCGCAGCGCCAGCATTCTCACCGGGCAATCCACCGCCTGGCCCCATCATCTCCTTGAGCAACTGCGACACGATCGGGCGCAACACATCAGGGCCCAGATCAGCCTGTGCATTCCCAGCCTGCTTGAGCCGGTCGCTCTCGGCGCGGTAGCGGTCGATTTCGTTCCGCGTGTCCTTGTCCTTCAGGTCGAGTTCCTGCTTCGCCAGCTTCTCCGTCATGTCGGCGAGCAAGCCTTGCAGCGACTTCAACTGAGCCTGCGCCTCCACCAGCGCCGGGCTCGGATCGTCGCCGAGAACCTGCGGCGGGACCATCCGCTTCAGCCGCTCCGCGATCTCCTCCGCGCCGGGAAAATCCGCATTGCGGAACATCAGGTCTCCGATGACGGTGACGAGCTGCTGGTTGGCCGTCGTGATCTGGACAAAAGCGTTCCACGCTTCCTGCCGCTTGGTGTCATAACTCGGCCCGACTTCGCTATCCACCCAGTAGCGGCCGACTTTCGGATTGAAGATAACCCACGTTTTTTCTTGGTCATCCTTCTCTTCTGCGTAGGCGAAATCCGCTGACGGATCGATACGGATCAGCGTCTCGCTGCCATCCTCGGCCAAAATCTGCTTCAACTGCCGCCGGCTGTAAATGTGCGGCGCAACGTCGAGGATCACGTTGCCAACCTGGCGCACGGCAATCGCCAGATTGTCAATGAAATGGTACGTCGCGTTGTCGCCCTGCCGCTGCCGCTCGTTGATCGCCCGGCCCGAGACGGCATTCGTCTGCTGCCCGAAATTCTCCTCGCGCTGGCCAGACGCCATCATCAACTCTTGCTGCGCTACCATCATCCCCTTGATGTACGCCTCAGCCATTTGCGGCGGCTCGATCGGCGTCGGAGCGGGCAGCGGGTCGCCATTCTCGTTGAACGCATTGTACGGGATGAACGGATAGTTCTGCGTATTCAGCGTCCGGTAATACGTCTCAAGGTTTTCGGTCGCGCCGACCGGGATGAACCAGCGGGATTTTGTCTGCAACGCCACCTGTTCGACGGCGTTCGAAGTCCAGAAATTGTACATCCGCTGCGCGTCCTTGAGCGCGCGCGTGTGGCCCTTGCGGTCCATCTGGCCGGCGATGACGGTTTCCTCACCGATCACCGGAATGATCGGAATGTACCGGCCCGGCCACTTGCTGCGCTCAACGATCTTGTCGGCAGCGATCTTGTACCAGTGGATTTCGTTGTCCAGTATCTCGCGCTCTTTCAGGATCGTTTTCGGATCGATGAAATCACGGATTTTCGGCGGTATCTTCGACCACCGCGCAACGATGTACTTTTTCTTTTCGTCGTCGCCCGCGTCCGGGTTTTCCATCAGCACGAGCTTGTCGCGCTTCTGCTTCTTGACGAAATACTCGACCACGCGGACGTGATCTTGATCGATGATGCCGCCGGCCTGCGAGTTGTTGCCGAGCGTCGTCAGCGTCAGCTTGTCCTTCATCTCCGGGTATTCTTCAAGGAACTCGGTTCGCGGAACGTCGTCGAACGCAAACGCGAACCGGCTGTCAGAGCCGTCAATCTCGCTGTGATCCGGATCAAGGAAGATATTCAGCGGGTTTTTCACCCGGCGAATGAAAATCTCCTGATCGAAACTGTCGTCCGACACATAGTCCGTAACAAGGCGGATGTAGCCAAGGCCCGATTGCGTCTGAAAATCCGACGCGGTGCCGTACGCCTGCGACGCCTTGCTGATGCGCTCGATGTGGCGGACCAGCCCCTCCCAAATCTTCGCGGCCTCGAACGTCGCCTCGTCACCGACCGGCCGGATGTGGACCGAAGGCTTGTTTTGCTTCGCGTCGTTCGTGATTTGCAGATTGTGCTGGCGAACCTTGTTGACCGTCAGGCGCGGCTTGTACCCGTTCGGATCGTCGCGCCGCTGTGACCAGAGATAGTTCGGCCACTGCCAGCCGTTGTCCGGGTCCGCGTTGGCGAACTTGGCGTCATCGATCCACCGGGCCTGCGCCGTGCTCTCCCAACTCTGGCAGCGCTGCCAGCGGGCCTTCGCCAGTTCGATGATTTTCTCATCGCCGGTGTAAAGCTCGATGGCGTTCTGTTCGGGGGTGTCGCTCACGACATCAGCCACGCGTCGTTGCGGCCCGGCACGACCATCGGCGGACGCCATTCCTCAACCGGCGGCAGGCCGGCGACCTCGGCCTTGTTTCGGCGGATCGATGCGGCGCGCCGATGCCATGCCATCACAATTGCGTCCCCGTCATCGGTTGAACCGCCCGTCCGCTTGCGAATTTCATCCTTGTCTTCGATCAGTATATCAGTCCCCCGCACAAGGTAGCGAGCCGTGGTCAACTGCGCCAGCAATCGCGGATCGGGCGGTAGGCAAATCCCCTCGCCGCTGTCGGGGTTGAGCGCCTCGCGAAACCGCCAATACATCTCTGCCCGCAGG